TTTATAGTTTTACCTATAAACGGGGTTAATTTAATTCGTTGGTTTGAGAATTGTTAAAAAATTAACTTTTCTTTGTACCACCGAAGGTTACACGTGTCTGTCGATCAACATTGATCGGCATACTTGGGTGCTGTTCCCTCATGAGATCGTTTTCTACTGCTTCGTCACGAGCTTCAGTTTGTTTTTTGAAGTATTCGTCACGTTGCTTCGCGAGCTCTTCCGGTATCCTAGCCAGCAATAGGCCACCTACCCCAATGACTCCAGCGTATTTTCCGTCTTTGACAACAGGATAATCCGAATCTTTATACTCGTCTGCTCTGACTAACTCCCATCCAGATCTTAATTTACCTGAGATGTTTTTAGTGTCATCAAAGCCAACGCTTTCGGCTCTTATCCATCTGTGCCTAAAACCTTTAGGCGCTGGTGGTGCATCTAAAGAAGATGGTGGAACCCATACTTTTGGTCTTTCAGATTTAGACCTAGTTTGGTTCGCACGAGAGGTTGTTTTTGTATCATTTAATTTCATATGCTTTTACGCCTCCTTCGTGAGTTTTAATTGTTTCGCATACTCTTCAAGTGGCACACCTAATTTTTTAGCAATTGCTACCTGTGAAGGTGTGAGTCTTACAGTTTTGCGCCCTGGTTTTACACTTCTATTAGCCGAAGCAACTGTCTGAACAGGTGCGGACGTATTAACACTACCACCTTTATCAAATTTATGAGGAAAGTCAAGTCTTATTCTTCGATCAACTTCCTTATAATAATCATTTGATTTAGGATCAAAACCCTCTTTTTCCACTAGATCTTTATGGATTTCGAATGCTGTAAACGTCATTGCTCGGTCTTGACCGAACCATCTGTTTCTAGCAGCCCAATCCTCAGCTCTTGGGTCAGGATCTGGTAACTCATTAGGAGTTCTCCGTGGTAAGTATTGTTCATCAGATAATTGAGGTCTTTGTCTTGGTTCCTCAACTTCTGGTGCATTCTCTTTTACTTGTTGAATTTTTGCATTTTCAAAAGCAAGAGAAGCTATTCTTTTATTAGCTTCAACTTGAGCTTGAGCATTACCACTTTCAATAGCTGCAGCTAATTCTTTTTGTGCTGCTTCCATTCCAGTTTTAACACTTTCTTCAAGTTTTTTATTATAAACAGAATCTCTTTTTACAAATTGAGATTCCATTTCTCTTCGCTTATATTCTACAGCTTTTGCATAATCCAAGGCCGCTGCTTCTCTACGTTCTGCTTCACGCATTTTACGTGTCAGTTTAGAGATACGACTTTGAACTCCTTTGCTGTATTCTTCTAGTTCCGAGTCTTTTTGAGATTTATCTTGTTCGCTTTTTTGAACATCATCGCTGACATCAGATTTCTCAGATGTGTCATCGGCGCTAGTATCGTTTTGAGTAGTTTCTTCATTAGATTGTTCCTCCTTAATGTCTACTATTTCTTGGTCCTTTTTTTCTGCAACATCAACCTCGGCTCCTGGGCCTGACGTATCAATGTCGACTAGCTGTTCGCTAGGTTTTGCTTCACTTGGCATAGTTAGTTTCTCCTTCTATGGTTATATTTCATGCAAGATATCCTCTGGATTCTTGACGGTCGCTAAAATTTCGTCATCATTTAGCAGACGGACTTCCCCACCTTCAATTTTGATTCTGGATCCTGCATAACGTGCAAATAAAACCCAGTCTCCTTTTTTACACCATGGTCCTTCTGGAAATTTCTCTTTGTCATATGCTTGGCTTCCCAATGCCAATACGTTTCCACAAGTTGATGCAATTGACGCTCTCTCTACAGCTGAATCAGAATAAATGATTCCTCCTTTACTCTTTTTAGATGCTTCGAAAGGCAATACTAAAATTCTCCATCCACTAGGAAGTGGAAGTTTATCCAACTCCTTAGTAATGTCCTTTGGCTTTTCTTTTAATTGTTTTTTCTCTTCTTTGTATTGATCTAATAATGCTGATTTATGTTTTGGGTTTTCGACTGATGTCGATAACGGTTCCTGTGTGCTCATCTTTTTGCTCCTTTTCGTTTAGCAGGTTAGAGATATCCTGTCGTACTAATTCTAATGCGTTAATTTGACCTATAATATACTTGTATTGCTCGAAATTGTCAACATTTCCAGATGTGACACTTACAGCTAATTGCTGTATTCTAGCTTCTATGTTTTTTGATACTTTATAAAGTATCTGTAATGGGTCTTGCATTATTACTTGCTTCTTTTTTTAGCCATTTTTTTAAAAGTTTTGGCTAATGCTTTAGCACGACCAGTACATCCTGGTTTCGTGATGGGAGTACACTTTCCTTTAGTGCCTCGTCTCTTTATTGATTTATTAACGTCTTGAATCCAATTCTTTGACATTACTTTTTCAATTCTTTTACTATTCTTCTTTTCTCGTCTCTTAAGTTTTTTTTACCTCTTGAAGTTTCTGCTCTTTCAGCATCAACTCTTCCAAGTTCTTCTAATCTGTTTTCTCTTCTAGTATTAGTTCTTCCACCTTTGTTGAATTTTGGTCTATTTGGATTACCTGGGTTAGAAGGATGTATAGGTCTATTAGGTCTAGCACCTGTAATTCTTAAAAGTTTACTAGTTCCTTTTTTTTGAATTCCGTATTTAGACATTATTGTATCTTTCCACAGCTAGGACAAATGTAAGCTTGTCTTGTGTCTAAACATTCACAACTTTTTATATTAAAAAGTTTGGCTATCCATTTTTTAATAAAGCTCATTATTTTTTTCTGTTGCCTTTATCCATAGTCTTGACAGCAGCATAAGCTCTACGTCCCATAGATTTTTCCCTACCTTTAGATTCATCTCTTCTATCTTTAAAGCTTTGAGATTTTTTTCCTCTTCTTGCTCCTAAAGATTCATCAAGTCTATCATCGTAGCCTTGTTTTTTTCTACCTTTAGATACAGAGCCTCCAGATTTAAATCTAGGTGGAGTCCATCTTGTGCCATAATCGTTTCTCATAGTTTCTCCTTATATTAAATTTAACGACTTTTGTCTACTTCTTTCTTTTACTAAAACGCTTGTTTTTAAGCATTTTAAGGTATGCTTTTTTACCTTCTAAACCTAATTTAGGTTTAACACTTTTAATAACTTTAATTTTTTCTTTTAATGACATTATTTCTTTCCTCCGTTTTTAAATATTTGTGTACCTTTTATACCAAAAATACTTCCGACTACAAGAATCCATAAAGTAGAAAACCAGGTCGGCAATGCAGCAAAATGCTCGAAGAAAATTTTTACTTTCTCCATAGCAACTGGATTATCACTAAAGACTCCCCAGGCGAGCACGATTATGGGCGCGCTTAATATCACAAGAACGAATTCGTCCTTGTAATCGTTTTGACGTGCCA